AGTCTTGGTCAGCAACAGTAAACATTTCAGTTACGGTTACAGGTCTAGAAGCACCTAATGCTGAGGCAGCAGAAGAAATCATCAAGGATAGTATTGATGTTAACTTTACCTCAGATGGTGATATATGGGTAGACGACATTAGTATTGATGGTGTTCATCCTGAATTCTAGTATGTGATATACTAATCTTGGGTGCCCTGGTTTCGGCTATCTCCTTTCTCAGGGCAACCCACAAAAGGAGAACATGACACAAGAAATAGATAGAGATAGATACGGCAGACCATTGATAGTGCCACCCAAAGGTGGCAAACCAGTGGCCTATACACGAGCAACTACAATAGCCAATTCATTAGATGATGCATCAGCATTAGTAGCATGGAAAATGCGGATGGCTGCGATAGGTTTAACAACCAGACCAGATATATTATTATCTATTACTGCAGCACAAGAAGATAAGATGGCAGTTAACTCTTTGATTGAAGATGCTATGCAAGTAGCAGGCGCAAACAAAGCAGCCAACATAGGTACAGCAATCCATTCATTTGCTGAACAGTTAGATTTAGGACACGACTTAGGCGTGGTACCACCAGAGTGGATGCCAGATGTAAAAGCCTACGAACATGCAACTAAAATTCTCAACAACAAATTCATTGAACAGTTCAGTGTGTTAGACAAATACAAAATTGCTGGCACACCAGACAGAGTTGTTGAGTATAAAGGCGAGTTATTTATTGCAGATATTAAGACTGGTCGCATAGACCATCCAAGTAATATCGCAATACAGTTAGCAATCTATGCTAACGGCTTGCCGTACGATGGTGCTACGGCAACCCGTAGTACATGGGGCGAAGTAAACAAAGATAAAGCAATCATTATCCATCTACCCGCAGGAACAGGCACGTGCAAGTTAGTGTGGATAGATATTAAAGAAGGCTGGAAGGGTTTACAATTAGCCATGAAAGCAAGAAAGTGGAGAGACCAGAAAGGTTTAACCACTACATTTGAATAGGAGAAAAATGAGTAGCACTGAAGCACCAATCAGTATCAATCTCAAAACAGCAGGAGGCACACAGATAACTCTGCGTGCAGAAACAGCAGACCAGTTTGCTGACATGATTGCACAAGGTATACATGTTATAACCGATGCAGTTACTGAAGTAGAACTAGCAGTCAAAGGGACATCAGCAAACAAGCCGATGTCAGTAGCAGACATTGCCTCTAGTTTCAATGCAAACATAGCATCCACAGAATCAGGTGGAGAAGAAACAGTAGAAGATAAATGGGGTAACACTTGGGTATATAACAAGCCAGGTGCACCATCATGTGAAAGAGGCGTCATGGTTCTTAAGTATGGTAAAGCACAGGCAACTGGCAAACCATATAAAGCATTCTATGACCCAGCAGCAGGTCCTCGTTGGACTGGGCCAAAAGTTCCAACAGAACTACGTACTAAGCCAATCTTTGCTTAGTATTTTATAGTAAATGGGGGCTGAGTCGTGGTGCCAGCCCCCATCTACAGTAAAGGAGAACAATGAAAACATTAATTAGAAGTGTTAACAATACAAATGTAGGTGGGGAACCTTTACCTGCCGTCTTTAAAGTATTCGAAAATGCGGGAATGATATTACGCAGAGCAGAGGTAACAGTAATAGCAGGCACCCCAGGTGCAGGCAAGTCATCAATTGCATTAGCAATTGCAGCCAAAACTAAACTGCCAACTCTTTACTTTAGTGCAGATACTAATGCACATACAATGGCAATGAGATTGATTGCTATGACTGGTAACATCAGTCAGCAACAGGCAGAACAACTAATCAAACGTCAGCCAGAAAAAGCAAAAGAAGTATTAGCCAATGGTAATCATTTGTTTTGGTGCTTTGAATCCAGCCCAACACTAAAAGATTTAGATGAAGAAGTATCAGCATTTGAAACCATATGGGGCAAGAGTCCAGCACTTATAGTTGTAGATAATCTTATGGACATAGCAATGGATGGACATGATGAGTTTGGTGGTATGCGTGCAGCCATGAAAGAACTTAAGTATCTAGCCAGAGATACAAACGCAGCATTACTTGTATTACACCATACTAAAGAAGGATATGAAGGCAGTCCATGTCAGCCAAGGTCGTCAATCCAAGGGCTAGTCAATCAGATACCAGCAATGGTATTAACTATTGGTCAGATGAAACAAGCAGATATGAATTACCTATGCGTTGCAGCAGTTAAGAATCGCTATGGTAAGGCTGACCAGACAGGTAATAGTTATGTTACTCTTGCATTCAACCCAGAATCTATGTATCTAGATGATGTTATGATTCGTTATATGCCACAACAACAGGAGTTTGAATGAGCAATCCACGCAAAGCAAAGGGTTCCAGCGCAGAAAGAGATGTAGTTAATTGGTTAAAAAAATGGTACCCATATGTAGAGCGTAGAATTGCAGGTGCACACCTAGATAAAGGAGATATAGCAGGAGTTAATGGTGTAGTTATAGAAGTAAAGAACCACAAAAAGTTAGACCTATCCGCATGGGTAAAAGAACTAGAAGTAGAAATTAAAAATGATAAAGCATGGACAGGTGTAGTTATACACAAACGAATAGGTAAAGGAGATGTAGGAGAATGGTATGCAACAATGCCAGCAAAAATATGGATAGAATTAATTAGGAAGATTAATGGACAAACATGATGTATCTGCCTACTTAGCACACGTAGGCGCCACCCTGCCAGCAGTGGGGCATGGTTGGCGCAAGATGAAGTGCCCATTCCACGGAGATAAACACGCATCATCAGCCGTTAACTACGAAGAAAATAGATTCAAATGTTTTGGTTGTGAAGCACAAGGTGATGTATATGATTTAATAATGTATAAAGAAGGAGGTAATTATATTGAGGCTATCAAATTCGCAGAGAGCATATCTCTTGCAGGCAACAGACCAGTACGCAAAGGACCTACATCTAGCAACAGAATATCTTTCAACTCGGCATCTATCGGTAGAAGAGGGCAGAAGTTTTAGCCTAGGTGTAGTAGCAAACCCATTGCCAGGTCATGAGGTATATAAAAACAGATTAGCAATCCCTTATATAACACCATCAGGTGTAGTTGATATCAGGTTTAGAAGCATGAACAATCACGAAGACCCTAAGTATATGGGTGTACCTGGGGCTAAGACTACAATGTTTAATGCACAGATAGTATTAACAGCAGGTAGTTATGTATGTGTAACTGAAGGTGAGTTAGATACAGTAGTGCTATCAGTTAAAACAGGTCATCCATCAGTTGGTATACCTGGAGTTAATAACTGGCGACCATACTATGCAAAGATACTAGATGATTTTGAAACAGTAATCGTATTAGCAGATGGTGACAACGCAGGCTTAGAGTTTGGTAAAAGACTAAGTAGAGAACTACATAATGTTAATCTATTGCAAATGCCAGAAGGACACGATGTTAACAGTATCATTGTGCAAGAAGGAAAGGAATGGATAGATGAGCGAATTCGAAAATGCTTGGGCAACTGACGAAGACTTCTGGGATTTTGTTGGAGACAATAGAAAGTTAGTTGGTATCGCAATATCAAATGGTCAAGGATTAGATATTCTTAATGCACTTAAAGATATATACACAACAATAGAAGAAGAACCAGAGAGTGCTATGCGTATGCTTACATTACTAGGTACAGTTATATATGCCAGCAGCATAGGCGAAGGTAAGCAATTTACAGATGAGATACAAGTAGTATCAGCAATGGAACAATTTGATAACAGTATGAAGGAGATGTTAGATGAAGAATCCAAATGATGTTGATGTAATCCTCAACGAATTGCGTAGTATTATGATGAAGAAGCAAGAAGATTACGGACCCCTGAATATCGCCCTTGCCCCTGGCGGTGCGATGAATGGGCTGAGGGTTAGAATGTATGACAAACTGGCTAGGCTAAATAACATGGCTGGTAAGGACGCCACGCCCAATTTTGAATCAATAGAAGATACCCTTATAGACCTGGCTAACTATGCGATAATAGGACTATTGGTACAAAGAGGACAATGGGAAGGCATTAACTAACGAATGAATCAAGAGTGGGTACAAGAGTATGATTTGCTTGTGTCTACGCTTGGCATGGAGTATTCCAGAAAATATTCTATAGTTGAACCTTCAGATATAAAACAGATTTTATGGATGTGGTTTGTTACCCATCCAAATAAATATACAGAGTGGTCTAAGTTGCCACCTAAAGATAAAGAAAAACTAATTGCAAAGTCATTGCGTAATGCTGCTCTTAAATATTGTGAGCAAGAAAAAGCCCGTAAGTTTGGTTACGATATGGTTGACCTCTACTACTATGACCCATCAGTTATCGAAGCATTTTTGCCATCTATCCTGGCAGATAGTTATGAGATACCTAGTAAAATACAAGACCTTAACTTTAAGTTTGGTAAATCAGGAGAAGTAACAGACGGAAACAATTGGTTAGTTCTCAGGTCAGATATTGAAAAAGCATTCAACAAGTTAGCAGAGGCTAAACAAAATATTTTAAGACAAGATTTACAACGGACAACTATGAGTGGAATGACTTAGCCAAAGAATTAAACATATCCGCTGATGGTGCACGTATGAGAGTTAGCCGTGCAATTA